ATCAAAAGCAGAAAAATACCCTGAAATTGTTGGTAAGATAGTTGGTAAGAACGGCAAGACTTATGAAGTCAGAGCATCGGGCAAACGAATAGGCTACTCCAAAGTAGATGCTAGTGGTGAGCTAGTGCGCGGTCGAGACGGAATTGCCTTGAAAATGACACCCGAAGAAATTAAAAGAAAAGGGTTAGCTGAGTTTGATAAAAGCAGAGTTGTTTTTGACGGCGACACTCCAGTTGCATTAGTCTCCGACGAATCCGGCACTGTTGGTTTATGGGTAACAAAGCCGAATCAAAGACAAGGCATCGGGTCTGAATTGTTAGCGCGATTTATGAAAGAAAATCCCAACATGACGTTAGGGAAAATGACACAGGCAGGCGAGAACACCAGTCGTGCTACCTATCGCAAGCTGTTGACGAGAAACGCTGGCCGTAACCGATATGTGGCGGGTGCAAAGCAAGCCGATAATGTTGCGTCTACTGCCGATGACGCCGCCGCTGCAAAAGTAACAGGAGGGATGACCGAAGATGAATTTATGAAGAAGCATAAAACGGGAGATATTCCATTCGATGCTTACGCCGACACCGAACGGGGAGGCGGGCTTGATCATTTAGTAGGACCAGAGGTAGAGCCACTAACAGAACTACCCGATAATCTTGACGTAACGTATGGTGGAAAACTAGGTCCAAACAAAAAGAAGTATTACGTTTTTGATGAAACCGGCGTGCGGAAATATGGACGACATGATACCTACGAAGCAGCTAAGGCAGAGGCGTTAGAAAACATTAACATTGAGCGCGGTGTTGGAGGAAAATATCCCGATAAGGTTGGTGAGATAGTTGGTAAGAACGGCAAGACTTATGAAGTCAGAGCATCGGGCGAACGAATAGGTTACAACAAAGGGGATGCTAGTACCGGTGAGCTAATGCGCGATGCCAAGGGTAATCCCATATCAATGACACCCGATGAAATTAAAAAAGCAGGGGTACCTGAGTTTGACCAAAGCAGAGTTGTTTTTGACGGCGACACTCCAATTGCATTAGTCTCCAACGAATTTGGGTCTGTTGGTTTATGGGTAACAAAGCCGAATCAAAGACAAGGCATCGGGTCTGAATTGTTAGCGCGATTTATGAAAGAAAATCCCCACATGAAGTTGGGGAAAATGACACCGGCAGGCGAGAAAGTGAGTCGTGCTGCATATCGCAAGCTAGCCAAGGGTCAGACCATACTTGCCGAAGTACCTATCGAAAAGATAAATGTAGCTAAGTTGAAAATGTCAAATGATGTTTACGATTTAACGCCCGGTGATATGGACCCACGGTTATTACACCCAACGCGGCACTCAGGTACAATATCAGCTACGGATTCGGTTGGTAATGCGGTCGGCGCGGTAGACTATCGAATAGTGGGTGACGAAGTACACATAAAATACATTGGTGTAAATCCACAATATCGGAGGCAGGGCGTAGGCACGAAACTAATAGAAACGGTAGAATCAAACTTTGAAGGTAAAACGATTGTTCGCGGCATAACTACTCCCGAAGGTAGCGAATTTCTTGAAGCATACGACAACGCTGTAGAATTGCGTGCGGCTGGACTTGCAGCACAAAATGATCTTGTAGCCGCAAATAAGGCGGCAGCGCAGGCTACCCGGCAATTGGATAATGTATCTGAAAAAGCTGCTTTAGCTATGGCAAGAGTTGATGATAGCGTGGAAACTAAACGATTGAATGGTATCATTAAAAGAGAAGGTATCTACATCGACGATAACACACGAAAAATAAACACAATTGAAAGTAACCAGAAATCTTTAATGGAGAGAAAAGCTACGGAAATAAATCGTAGAGGTAAGCCACTAAAAACAACTCTTGCAGAGGAAAAAAGGCTTACACGAAATATAGATTCTGTACAAAAAGAAATTGAGGCGTCTAAACGTCGCGCACTTAAAGCTAAAAAAGATTTACAGCGCAGGGAATTACATAAGCAACTTCAACTTAAAAAGGCGCACGAGAAACGGGAGCGTTTGCAAGTTATAAAGAATAGAAGGAAAGTTCAAGATGACAAAATAGTTAAGGCTAAAATACTACGTGAACAAAAGGCGAAGGATAGGGCGTTAGAAGTTAAACAGTTGGATGAAAAAGTAGTTGTAGCTACCGATAAAAAGAAATTAGATTTAGATACCGCACATACAAAAGCAGAGGCCGCTAAGGTAGATGATGCAAAACTTGCGCAGACACAAAAAGAAAAACAAGAGGCCCTAGTAAAAGATTTAAAGGCAAAAGCAGACAAACAAGCTGCCGAACAAAAAAAGGCACAAGAAGAACATAAACAAAATGAAGAAGATAAGGCTAAAAAAGAAGAATCATTACGATTGGCTAAGATAAAGAAACAGGCCCTTGAGGAAGAACAAGCCAAGGCGGAGGTGGCCGAAAAAGCACGCATTCAAGCGGAGCAAGATAGCCTTGCCGCAGCACTTAAAAAAATGGAGCAAGATGTACTAGATGCAATTGAGGCAGCCACTAATTCAAACCTACGCTTACAAGCACTGGCTTTACAAGCGCGGCAGGAGGCGGCTAAACTCAAAGCGGAAAAAGCATGGTTTAAATACAAGCAGGCTGCTGAAAGTGCATCGTCTGCAAGTTCACTATCGGATGCCGCAGACGATGAACTTGATTTAACGGAAGAAGCGCTAGAATATCTTATAGATGATTTACACGTAGACGTAGTTGCTATGCGAAGACATGCGGCTTCACTGAAACTAGCAGCTATGCGTAAGGCCGACGAATTAGTAGAGGCACAGCTAGAATATCGAGAAGCCTATTCTATGTTTGAAAAAATGAGTAAATTACGAGAAGTTGAAGAAATGGGGGCGCTATAAAATGGATAAGAAGGAAAAAAAAGAAGGTCAAAAAAAGTATTGGCAATATTTAACAGCGCAATATGAAAAAAGGCAGGGTCAAGATTTGGAAACTCCTTTATTCGCTGCATTAGAGGTAGCTACTCAACAACTTAAAAAACAAAGAATAGCTGATTTGGGGGAGCGCCCTAAACCTTTACCTAAAAGAAAAACTAAGCGGAAGAAAAAGAAGAAATAATATGGCTACTAAATTAACCGTGGAAGAAATGAAACTTATCTTGACTGAACTTGTAAACAAAAAACCTTTGAGTATCAAAACTCCCGAAGGCCGTGCCCTCAGAAAAGAATTTGAACGTGATTTGGAGGATGCCCGAAAAAAGGGGCACGTGTTAGATTTTCCACACGATGGGATGGATAAGTAATCATGTTATCGCCTGAAGAACTCGAGAAAATTTTTATCGAGGCAATGACTAATCAGCCACCTTCGATTACGACTAAGGAGGCGCTATCACAACGTGCCCGGTTTGCATCTGAAATAAAGGAGGCACGGGAGCAGAATATAAGGCTAGAAATCCCCTTTGAATGGCCTTAATGTGTGCAGACGTAGGCACCTAAGAATCTGCGGTTGCGTGTTTTCTCCTTTTTCGGTAGACTTTATCGCGAAATTTCAATTCCTTGGAGAGACTACAAATGCCAAGACCGGGAAGGGAACTTTTACACTTAACCGCCCCAGTTGCGCTTTCATCGGATGATGACTCAACCAATAAGGCAGTCGTCAAAGGATTCGCATCTGTAGAGAAAAGTGAATCAGACAGAAGCGGTGATGTAGTACCGCCAGATGAGTTTGACATCGAGAAATTTATGGTGTCGCCAACTTTGTTGGTTAATCATAAGTTTTGGTTGGATGATTCCGGTAACGGTATTGCAGCAGGCCGCCCTACGCAAATGCACGCGGTTAAAATTGCAGATATCAAAAGCGACAATGAATGGGGAGTTGTTGACTTAAAAACAAAATCACAAGTCAATACATTTCCCAAGGCTCAAATCCCCAGCTTAAAACCGGGGGATCGTGGGTTATTCGTTGTCGCCGATGTTACTGTAGACGAAGTAGCAAAAATGGTCCGTAATGGAGAATTAGCTACTTTTTCTTGGCGCGGTTTGGTGACAGTTGCATATCGTGTAAATGATGTGGGACGAACCGAGCGTGTCTTGACTGACATTGATTTGTATGAGGTGAGTTTAACACACATACCAGATCAAACTTCTGCCCAAGCAGTCGTTGTTAAATCAGCCGATGGAGTAGGGCGCAAGCACCCCTTAAATGTGTATTGCGTAAGACTAGAAAAAAGTAAGTATGAAAGCGAAGATATAGCACTCGCATACCTTCGCACCCACGATTTACAAACCGACTCTGTAAAAGATGAAAACGGTTCATTTTACGGTTTTCAGCGCGAGCAATCCGACTTTGACGCCAACCGACTTGTAACGGTGAAAATGGCCGATGGGATACACGTGATTGCGGGACCGCTGAAGCAAGACATCGACCCTTTTTCTTGGGCGACACGTTCTTTAGGTACCGATGAAACAGAAAAACTCGCTACCTTAAACCCACCAGACAGTAACACAAAGGATACTGATATTATGTCCGACGATACACAAAAAGAAGATATTGCAAAAGAAGCGGAGGCCCTTGATTCCTTTGGCGATTCTCTCGCAGAGAAAACCGCACAAGGTGTAGCCACCGCCTTAGCTCCTGTATTTGAATCCTTAACCGAATCCCTAACGGCAATGGGTACGAGTATGACTTCTCTTGTAGAGAAGGCTGTTAATCCATTCCCGCCAAAAGAGGATGAGGATGAGGAAGAAGACGAAGACGAAAAGCCGGTAGCCAAAAAAGCTAAAAAGAAAGCGGCTGCCGTTGAGGATGAGGATGAGGAAGATGAGGAAAAAGCCCCTGTTAAAAAACAGGCAAAAAACGGAAAAGAAGAAACGGAAAAGGAAAAACAGGAAGTTGGAAAATCTGCCAACTTCGACGAAGTTATGGGAGTTCTTAACGCTTTGGCCAACAACTTGAAATCTACACAAGATCAAGTTGTTGATATTGCTAAAACTGCGGATGGTTTGTCCAAGGCTACCCCCAATGATATTGGGAGAGATGAAAGGTTGGCTGTAGAAAAGTCTGCCGGACACGACCCCAATTCCGTTTTTGATTCTGCCTTTCCATTCATAGGCGGAATTTCCTAGTCCGTTTTTTCAGGAAGTTTTTTACAAGGGATTTGATTTATGTCGAATATGGAAATCAAACTTCCGCTGCGAGAACTTATGAGCAAGAGCGCGGTTGATTCGTCCTCTTTGCCCAATAGCGTTCTCAATCGGGAGCAAGCGAATCGATTTATTGACCTCGTTGTCAATGAGTCTGTACTTTTACCAAAATGCCGAACGGTACGAACCAATCGTAACAAAGGCGAAATCAACAAACTCGATCTTGGAACGATTGTCACCGAAGGTGCGCACACCACAAGCAGCGCATCAACACGAGTCCCCACTGAATCGGTTGTGACTTACGACTGCGAAAAATATCGTAGTGCGTTCGATCTGAAAACCGATTTCATGGAAGACAATTTGGAGCGCGCCGGAATTCGTGACACGCTTCTAAGTATGTTTTCAAAAAGAATTGCCATCGATACGGAGTTGGCTGCCATTGAAGGTGATGACTCTTTATCGACTGGTGACGCCCAGACTGCCGAGAATAATCTTCTTGGTGTAAATGATGGTTGGAAATCCATTCTTACTGGCCGCGTTCCGGCTGCACAGCAAATCGATTCTGCCGGCGCAGCGCCTTCTAAAGTTTTGTATTACGACATGAAGCGACAGATTCCGTCTCGTTATCGGGCAGCCAAGCCTAATTATGTTTGGGTGGTTCCATCGGGACCGTTTGACAAGTGGAAACTTGATTGGAGTGACCGCGAGACTGCTGGTGGTGATTCTGCTTTGAGTCAAGGACTGGCTCCAGGCCCTTGGGGAATTCCTATGTTGGAAGTCCCCTTGATGCCCGAAGATTTGACGTATGGCACAGCCGGTGTAGATGGTTCGCAGATTTGGCTAACGCCACTTCAAAACTTGATTTATTTTGTCCAACGTGACATCACGATTGAGTTTGATCGTCAGCCCCGCGCCGATGTTTGGGAAGTGACTATTCATTTCCGCGTCGATTTCGAGGTTGAAAATAGTCAGCTTGCGGTTATTGCTAACAACGTGGCAATGAGCGGCAACGATTACACTGGTTAATTTTAGCTAGTCTAAGTCCGTCAATTTTAGGACTAGGCGGGCGCGTTTTAACGTCCCGCCTAGTCTTTTTTTGTGTGGGGGATATATGCGGGGATTCGACACGCTACCACAAACGGACGCCCCCAATTACAAACTACCGGACGATTGGACCGGTATGAAAATTTGCTTGAAGTGGACCGGGGGTGTAGGTGATGTTTTAATGGCAGTGGGAGGCGCAGCACTTGCCTTAAAAAAAAAGGATTGCCATATTACCGCTTGTGTAATGCCTCATCATGTCCCCCTAATCGAAAAATTAGAGGGCGTTGACACGGTTATTCCCGGCGTGAAACTAAATCAGATTCAAGTACGAAACTCGTTTGAAGTTATTATCGATTTTGCATTTTCAATTAACAACTCAAAAGAAATACGAAAGGGAAAATACTATGAATTATTAAGTAACCACATCGGATTGAATTTAAGTCCCGGTAGATTTAAGTCAATATTGCGGAAGGATAAATCCAAGACAGATAAAAAATCAGTACACATTCACCCATCCGCAAGTAACCCCAATAGAAGATGGGACGATGCAAAATGGAAAAATGTAGCATATAAGTTGAGGGATTGGGGATACCATGTTGTGTGGATAGGTACCAAAGATGAGTACGGTTTTTCTGACGATAGAATAACTAAATTAAGCGACACTTCCGATGATCTAGTTTGGCAAGTAGAACAAATTGCAGATTCCGCAGATTATTTTATAGGATGTGATTCAGGGTTTGCGCACGTTTGCGGTTTGTTAGGCATCCAGGGGCTAGTTTTATTCTTTACTACGGATTCCGAAAGTGTAATTGGTATGTACCCATCGATGCGGGGATTAGATTGTTATGCCGCGTTGGGGGCATATCCTACTAGAACTTTAAAATCGCATTGTGCGGTGGGGTCTAGGTGTTCAAATTCCATGACAGCAAACGATGTTCTACGGAACTGCCAAATCCCTATAATAGAGGAACTAGAAATGCCTCGCGATTTAACTCCTGCAAATCAATTACAAATTGGAATATGCGGTGCTACTGCGCAGACGGACGTTATTGCAAATTTTCTTGCTCAGAGTTGTCGAGTTGAAATTTTAGATGTTTATCCAGAATACGACGACGAGTTTGATATCTTCGTTGAAGTAAGCGACGACAAGGTAAAAATAATTACGCCCGGCGGGATCGAAGCAACTGTAAACGCAAACCATCCCGAAAATATAAAAAGAGCAATCCGAGAAATTTTAGGCCGAGGATGATACATCATGTCAGCTAAATCGTTTCGATTATTAAACGGGGAGATGCTTGCTTTTGTGTTCACTGTTTTGGTAGTTCTTGCTTCTATTTCGGCTAGCTACGGTGTAAGCCAACACCAACTAAATAAACACGAAGCAAGGTTAGCGGCTGTTGAACACGATGTAAATAAGAATGAAAATCTTTTAATTAAAATTGCTAATGATGTTTCGTGGATTGTTAAACAAATAAAAAAAACAAACGGAGACTAACAAGATGGCAACCGCCGGCACATTCACAACGTCAACAGCGGCAGCGGGATTTTTTTCCGATGCTGACGGCGTAACTACGATTCGATGCGTTAATAATGATTCGTCAAATTCGATTGATATAAACGTGGAAGGGCTACACGCTGCTGGCGAGTATTACCGACTAGCCCCCAAGGGATCGGGAAACTCCCATATCGCAGAATTTACGATTGCCCCGCTTGGTATTAAATCGGCAACTGCAAAATCAACAGCGGCGACCCCCGAACTGCTTTATGGCGTTGTCTCTATTGACCCGAGGAGCTAGACAATGGCAATAGTTGGAGCGTATGGAGGAACCGCCGGTCAAATTAGTTTTGATTCGGGGGATGGTAATGTAAAAATTATGTCGATTCCCGATGGCGCAACTTCCGTGACCGTTAAGAACACATCTAACGCTGCGCAGTTTGGATTTGTTTGGATTCCCGGCATTCATCGCGTTGAAGATGGGCAGACTGGGATAGCATACGCACAGTGGGCCTATTTGTTTGCACCGGTTATTGGCGTGACTACCGATAACACCTTTACGCTTCGTCCGAACGGAATAAAAGAAGTGTGGGCTAGGACTTCGGCTGGCGGGGGCTACCCTTGCACGCTTTCGTTTGGAGTAACCGAAAAAGCAATCACAACTAACTACACAACTCGCAGAGATTGCAGGTAATAAAATGGCAACATTCAGTGCGGGTGACATTTCCGTATCGACAACCGAGACAGTTATATGGGAAGATTCCCAAGGTGCTTCATCTGTGTTTATTATGAACGGCACATTTGGGCCGGGCCAAGACTTACACGTTCACGTTGACGGTCTACATGCCAGTGGCGAATATGTGAAACTTGGGATGATTGGCTATGGTTCCCAACTTGTAAGCTACGCAGTTTTTACCATACGACCGCGAGGTATAAAAAAGATCACTGCAAAGCGTCTTTCGAGTAGTGGCTCCGCATACGTTCACACACTGGAAACATAAAAAATGTCTCACCAGATCAAATGTACTCTTAGGGTTTACGATGAAAACTCTAGTGGCTTGCTTAGTCAGTTTGACGAAATGATAGGCAGGTTGTATTCGGTGTCTAGCGATGCAGCGATTCCTAACGTAGAGATTGAAGGTTTAACTACGGTTGGTAAGGAATACATTTTAGACGCTGGCTCAGAGGAAGATTGTCATAGGGCAAGGCACGCGTTGCGTTGTAATTGCCCCGCGCCATTTGAAGTAATGCTGCATCGTTCGCATTGGACAGTTGAAGAACTAGGACACTAAGGGGACACCATGGGAAATTATGCAGTTAATGCAGACATTACAGGATTCAAAATCGATGGGTCTACAATTGATCTCACGCAATACACTGCCGCAGAAATTACTGCCGAGATAGTTTTTGCCGAAGCTATGATCGATGAAATTTGCGAGGACATTTTTTACTCAAAAAATGCAACTCATTATTTTGATGGTTTGGGAAATGTAAAGCTATTTTTCTCTCCAAAGGTTAAAGCGAGATTATTAACCATCACATCCGTAAAAGAATTAGATTTAGATGGCTCAACTGTACTGGATACCTTTGTTGAAAATACCGACTACAAAGCGTATCCGTTTTATCTTGAAACCGCCCGAAGTTTTAGCGGTGATACACCTCGCCGGCGATTTGGTACGGGGGGACGTTGGCCTAAAGGTCAAAAAAATATTCAGATCATAGGTGCTTGGGGTCATTCTGCGGTCCCTGCCGATATAAAACGAGCAACTATTCTTTTAACTTTGGAACGGCTAAAACCGGGATCAACAAATCAGACCCCCTCTGAAATTATGCAGTCGGGGTGGGGTGATTTTCAGGTTACGTTTAAATCCGGTTCTGGGATTGTTAGTGGTCAAGAAACTGGGCTAGTTGAAGTTGATCGGCTTTTGCGTAGACATTACAACGACATCGATTTGTTCTTAGTGGTTCCTACCGAGCATGATAGCGGAGGGGGCGCATTGTGAAATCGCGTATTCCGATCCGTGAATTTAATCAAAACATTTCTGTTGTTCGGAAGATAGAAAGTGATGATGGTTTTGGTGGAATAACGCTTACCAATAGCACTGTTTATTCTAGCCGAAAATGTCGCATTACCACTATGTCGGACAAAGACGAGCGCGAGGCTTTTGGATCGGCCAGCGGTCGGTATTGGAACGTGGCCCTAGAAGTATCGCGGGGGGTGGAACGTACTGATTTTATAGTTGTTCCGTGGGGTACTTATCCTAACATCGAAACGGCGGGAGGTTTACCGGGGGAGTTTCCGCCGAAGGTTGTGATTGGTACACCTGCGGGGGCTAAAACTTTAATTTGGTATCATGCCGATTCAAAATATAGTGATGCGAATGCAAACAACGACCCCGCAAATATTTACACGGTTCATTGGGCAGGTTCAAATTGGAGATTCATAGATACGGTTGCCGGAACCACTTATAATTTTAGTACCGATTATGAACAGCATCATAACATTTTTAATTTGAATTGGGTTACTACGGTGACCGGTGGTGCCTATTCGGTTACTTCACAAACCGGAGCTATCCGCGATTATCGTATTGTGTTTTTTCGGCACGTTAAAGATGATCGTGGAGGACTCCACCATACAAGTTTAATTATGGAATTAGACCAAATCGACAACGAGGACGAATGAATGGCTTTAAGTAGTGGCATCACGGTGACGTTGAATAAGTCCAGAGTTGAGAAAGCAATATTTAAATTGTCGCTGGACGTTCCCAAAATAGTAGGCGCTGCGATGTACACCACGGGATTTGCGGTGCTACGCCCTTACGGCCAACAATTACTACGAAAGAACAAAACTATTTATAGTGGTGCTTTGAGACAAAAATTAGCGGTACGTTCTAAAGTAGCCACCGAAGCCGAAGGCTTACCTACAATTCAGTTTGGCTCTTTTGGGGTAGCCTATGGCATATATGTAGAGGAGGGGTCAAAACCTCGATCCGTCAGTAGGTCAGAATTTACAAACTTAATTTTGTATATGCACCGCACTATTCTTAAAGGTGAAAGGGGTGATGATGCGGAGGCACAAGCGATTGCTTTAGCGCAGGCAGCCGCAGACACTATTGAACGCGAGGGTAACAAGGCGCACCCGTTTTTGATGCCTACGTGGAAGGCAAATAAAAATAAATTTTGGAAGGGAACTTTTAAGCGTATTCGAGCTTCAATGAAAAAGAAACACGGTACCGAGGGTTAATAAATGGGGAAGCAAAAACAGTTAATAAAGCAAGTTGTAGAAAAATTACGCACCGATACCGGTGGCGCAGACCGTTTGGTTGAGTTGACAAAGCACCGCGCAAATCGTATCCGAATAGGGCGTAATTTTGCACCTCGAAAAGATAACACGCCCTATCTTGGCGTATCTATCACAGCCTCTACGCCTATCAATGAAAATGCAACTTTTATCCAGACTGCGCGACTTCGTTTTAACGTGTACGCCAGAACTGAATTGACCGCATTTGATATAGCGGATAGAATCGAAGTTTTGCTTGATGATGAATCAGGCACAAATAAATCGTATTATGATTTTTCGGGATCATTGGTGGGGGAAGTAAGCACACGATCATCAAGGCTAAAAGAGCGAAGCGAGCCTGAATTAGACAACGACACGGAAGTATGGAACATTTTTGTAGAGGCCGATGTTATTTGGGCATCGTCGCCTTGTCCTACCCCCTAAAAATCAAATGGAGTTTTTCTAATGGGAACGTCAACCAATATTATAATTGGTGCGGCGACTGTAACCGTTAATGGTTCGGATGTGGGTTACACAATGGGTGGAACTACGATTCGATACGAACCAGAAGTGCGGGACATTTTCGCCGATCAAGAATTAGGTGTTGTTCGTAAGTCACGAACCGCCGAGCGTATGTACGTTGTAACTACACTCCTTGAAATTACTCTCTCACAACTTCGTATGGCATTTATGATACCTCATGCGCAATTGTCGGGAAGTACCCACCTAACTTTAGGTTATTCAGATGCCTGTTGGGTCGAGGAGAGTCTGCTAGTTCTTTCCGGCAAGTCGCCGGGATGTGGTACGCGAACATTTACTTTTAACAAAGTCACAACTCTTAATTCCAAAGAGTATAACATGACACGAGAAGAAGAAACCGCGTTTGAGGTAGAATTTGAGTGCCTAAAATCAGGTGGATCATTTGGTAATATTGTAGACTCATAAGAAAGGAGACAAAATGGCTAGTTCTGAACTTGGTAGTTTTGTTGATATTGAGTTGACTTCTTTGGGAATCAATACCAATGCCGAGGTACACACTTTTAGGATACCGGGTGAACGCCGAGGAAGCTCGCAGCTAAAGGCTGTTTTGGTATCGCTGCAAGCTGCTTTAAAACGACAGTGGATTTCTCGTAAGCGAGTTAGACACGATGCTCTTAGGTTGCTCCGTGAAGGGGCATTGTAAACAAGGTGCATACGTCTGCACATGATTTTTTTTACAGGAGATTTTTATTATGGGTAACACATACCCTATTGGTAGCTTAACAGTTACTCCGTCTTTCTCAGGCACGCCGGATAACGTGACATTCACTTTGAGTGGGACGAATGTTGGTTTGCTTACAACCACAAAGTTGATTCGTGCGGCACTTCTGGACGGTATCGACCAATGGCTTGTTACTAATTCTGCGCAGCTTGTTACAAATAGCGTAGTGGTGGGTAACGACCCTACCGATACTTTCGGTGGTTCCGATCTTCGCCCCGGTGCGCTCCCCGGTAACGGTGGTAATCAATTAGCGTGGACTTTTTCTGGCCTCGCCGTGGACACGCCTTCGGTTGTTACCACTAGTTTAACGGTTGCTCCAATCACTGCCGCTATTCCTTATGCCGATGTAATCTAAACTGGTTACGATTGTTACGGAAAGTAAAGTATGGATACGATGCAAGAAACCCCACCCCCTACGGGGGCCAAACAAGAAATTGAGAATGAACTTATTGTTAGCTCTCAATTTAGAACAAAAGATATAGACCAAGCGGCTTTTATTTGGTGTCAATGTGATGCAAAGTTAGAGCGGCTTGAAGGTAAAACAGGGAGAGGGACAACCATATTTTTTGTGTTCCTGCTCCCCTTGGATGAACGCAATCTAGCAAAGCTAATTATTGATTATGCAAACGGTGATACAAGAGTAGAACCAAAAAAGTATTGTCAACAGCAGGAAACTTTGCGGGATATGCTACACGATAGCCTTAGAGCAAGAGGAAAGAAAAAGTAATGACTACCACTACGACAAACAAAGTTACCGAACAAGCCACGAGAATAGTTAATAGTGGGAAACAAATCACACTAAAAAGACTAGGTGGTGTTACGGTACGGGAACTATCTTTAGAAGATGTGTTAATACTTAGCCAGGAGTTATCTGAAGTGCTGCAAGCACTTCAAGACCCAAGTACCGCCAGTGACACATCTGATGGTATGGGCGTTATTGTTTCGCTTATGAAAACTCCCGCAACTTCTCGAGCAATTAGGTTAGTCGCTGCGGCTACTACTAACCGTGAACCCGCCGAGTTTGAAAATTTAGGCGTAGGTGATTGGCTGCGTTGGGCTAATGCTTTCAAAGAAGTAGCGGATTGGGAGGAACTAAAAGACCTTTTTACCCAACTGGTGCCAAAAAATCTATTCGGGGACAATTTGACCACCAGTCAATCGGTGAACACATCGCAGAACTCGTTGACCGATTCGCCAGCGAATACGGGTGGACTTCCAAAACGATCTTAAAATGTACCCTTTACCAACTAAGGAATTATTCGGAAGCGCTACGAAATAGAGAGTATGCAAAGACAGTATTATGGCTAACAATGATGCGCGTTTCACAGGGCGATCAAAAGGACGTAAAAACTTTTGTACGCGATATAACCCCACCCGAAAAAGAACGTAAAACAAAGAAGCCTGTACGTATCCCCGAAGGGTTTTTGTACACTAAGGAATAGTCAAGGATGGCACTGGGCGAAGCAGTAATCAATATTCAGGCTAATGTCAAGGGTCTCCTTGGCGGTCTGAATAAAGCCTCTGCCAAAATGAAAAAATTTGGTGCGGGGGTTAGTAAAGCAGGTAAAGCAATTGCCGGCGCAGGCATGAAAATTGCCGCGTTTGGCGCTTCTATATTGGGTGCCTTACTTCCTGCTATTCTTCAAGGCTCAAAGTTTCAACAAACTATGGCCGATGCTGCCTCAGTTATCGGCGATGTGTGGGATATCGGTGAGAAGGGGGGCGAAACGATATCGAACTTTGAGTTGCTAAATCAAAAGGCTAAAGACTTGGGTATCTCCACCCAATTTTCTGCAAGCCAAGTTGCCGAAGCTATGAAATTTATGGGCATGGCCGGCATGTCCACAATGGAAATTACGGAGGGTGTCGGGGATGTATTGAACTTAGCGGCAGCGGGTAGTTTAGATTTGGCGCGTGCTGCTGATATTGCTACCGATACTATGTCTGCTTTTAATATGAAAGCCGCAGATTTAGGGCGTGTCAACGATGTAATGGCGGCCACTGCAAGTAAGGCAAACACATCGATTGACATGATGGGGGAATCGTTTAAATATGCTGCGCCGTTAGCTGCTGGTTTGGGTCAAAGTATTGAAACTGTTTCCACGTTGTTAGGCGCACTTGCAAACAAGGGAATCAAAGCATCATCTGCGGGTACTTCCTTAAATCAAGCAATGGCAACTTTGGCGACGCCTACCGAAGTTCTCACTACTGTTTTAAGGCGTAACGGTTTAACCTTTGATCAAGTAAGCAGTCAACAAAATAACATGATCGATGTTATTTTCAAACTACAAGAAGCGGGGATGAACGCCGGCGACATGATCGAAGCGTTCGGTAAGCGTGGTGGTCGTGCGATGCTTGCATTAGTGCAAACAAGCAAGGAAAAACTAGAAGAATTAAGAAGTGACATTACCAATAGTTTTGGTTCGGCAGCGAAGCAAGCTGCTATCAAAATGAACACGATGACCGGGGACGTTAAGAAATTTTGGTCAGCGGTCGAAGGGTTCAACATAACTATTTTTGAGCAACTAGAAGTTGCGATGCGTCCCATCACGCAGTGGATAACCGGCGCTGTGATGGAAGTAACTAAGTGGGTACAACAAAATCAGCAATTGGTTGGTACCCTAACTCGTGTTGCAGCCGCAATAGGTGTGGCATCTGTTGCTATCGGTTCGATCCTTATGGTTGTGGGCGGTGCAGTGGCGGGTTTAGGTGGTTTAATCGCAGTGGGTCCGGCGCTTATTGCGGCTGTAGGGGGTGCCGTAGTCGCACTGATTAGTTTTAAAGCGGCAATCATCGCGGCTATAGTTGTGGTCGCCATTCCGATCATAGCTGCGCTAGCAGCATCGTGGGAAGAACTAAAAGGTGCTGCGATTGCGGTGTGGCAAAATGGCATTAAACCGTGGCTAGATGGCTTGCTGGCGGGAATGCTTATGTTATGGAGCGTAGCCGAGCCAATTTGGAACATGCTTGTTCAAGCGTTCAAAGATTTGTGGAATACTGTTACCGATTTTATGTCAAGCCTTGCACCCTTTAAAGGGATTATAAAAGGCGTAGCGATGGCGTTTGCTATGTGGACGTTTGGTCCCATTATAGCGGCAATAGCTCTCGTAGTGTTATCGGTAACAGTAATTGTTAAATGGTTAGAGAAACTTATAGATTATGGTAGGCGAGTTGCTGATTTTTTAAGTGGTAATTTTTCACGCGCTTTTGAAAGCGCAGCAACTAAAGTTGAAAGGTTAGCAGCACAAAACAAAAAAGCAAAAGACGCCTCCAAAGCACTAGCCGATAGTGTTTTGAAAAATAAAGAGGCGTGGGATGCTTCGGTAAAACCGATTGGAGAACACGTTGCCCAAACTCGTGCCATGATTGGGGAAATGGCTAATTTTGAAAAATTAACTCCCCTTCAATTAGCATCTCTTAAAAAGAAAACGGATGCGTGGGAGAAAAACGGTTTATCGCATGATCGGGTGATCGCTAGGATAAATAAAGAAATTAAAGTACAGGAAGCGTTGAAATTGAAGCTAGCCGACCAACCGGCAGCGTTAGCTGAAATTAACGCTAGATTAGAGTTGCTGAATGGCGCCAAAAAACAAACTATTGCGGATTCAGAGCGACACGCCGAGGTTGAGCAAGCACTTATCGATAAATTCGGGAGTTTAGAAAAAGCGTACGAGGTACAAATAGCAAAAGCGCAAGCATTAAAAACTAAAACAGACGACCTTACAAAAGCGGCAGAGGTGCAGATAGAAAATTCTAGTAAACTTAAAAAGTTAAAAGAGGAGTTAGCGGATGCCGATGGCCCCATTTTGTCGGGGTATGCACAAGAAGCACAAGCCGTTCAAGATTTAGCCACTAAGCGCCGGGAGTTAATTGATACCCAACTTGAAGCATTAGAATTAGAGAAGAAACACAATTTAGAAAATGAAAAACTTGTTGAAAATATTAACAAGCAGATAGCCGAATATAATAATTTAATTGCAACTATCAATAAAGTTAGGGACGCTGAATTAGCGGTTATTGCGGAGCGGCGGGATAACGCAATAAAAGCATTTGAGCAAACCCAAGAGGAGCAAGCAAGATCGCAGGAAATAACTTTATTGCAGCAAGCGGATAAAACAGAAGAAGCAAACAAAAAAATCTTAGAGTTGAAGAAATGGCAAATTGAAAACGAGCGACAAGAGACACTAAAAAAGATTGATGAACTCTTTAATGCTGAAATCAATTCTGCCCGCGATTTATACCAACGAGAACACGAAATAGCGGTCGCTCGATTACAAGCACGAACCGATCTTAGTGAGGAAGAAAAGCAAGCTAAATTAGAAAATCTAAATGCGGTTCATACCGCAACTATGACCACACTTGACGCACAGCAAGCGCGAAATGCAGAGCGACAAACAGATGCAGAAGATCGGGCAAACAAAAAAGCGAATAATGATATTTTAATTGCAAACAATCAGCGGGTAAAAGACGACGAGGCGCATGCCGAAAAACTTAAGCAAGAAGACGAACAGGCACAAAAAGCGGAGGAAGCAAATCAACGGCAACAGGAAAAAACAACTATAGTAAAAGAAGAAAACAAAGTACAGGAATCTATTTTTCAAAAAATGGCGGGGCAGGTTCAAACTGTGCAGCAGGCCGCAATGGTTATGCACATGATGAAAGAACAACAAATTGCAGATGAGGAAGCAGTTAGAGAAGCACAGCAAAAAATAACCGCTGAAGAAAGGCGAATTGTTAGACTAAAACAGCAGCTAGCAAAGGAAGATAATAGCGCCGAACGTGAGAAGATTCAAAATCAACTGAATATGTCGGAAGACAGTTTGGCATTTGAGCGCGCTCGTTTAAAGAAACGTCAAGATGCAGCCGGTCTGGTTATAGACGAAGGCGTTGTTGATGACCAGCAAGGCAAACTAGACGAGCTTCTTACTATGGAGGCGGGGGTAATACAATTAAAAGATACCGTTGTAGCTAATTTAAATGAGGCGAACGCCGCGTTCCTACAAGCGTCCGGTTGGGTTGATATGATGATGACCCCGTGGTCAGAGAAGATACCCGTTTTTGTAGAAATGGTTACACTAAATTTAACGGAATTATCAATCACTTTGCAAAGTGGCTTAGGCGGCATCCTAGAATCGTTCAACTCTTTCACAAACGGTCTAACTAGCACGGTCAATTCTATGGAATTTGAAGCAGAACGGGCGATGACCGCAGCGAAAAAATTTGCAGCCGCGCAACAGATGTTCGGTGGCGGTGGCGGTGGCGGTGGCAGTGGCGGTAGTCCCGGTAATTTGGGAGGTGCTTAGCAATGGGATTTGCTGTATTAAATGGTTCAAACTTGCCACCTCAATTTTCATATCGACCGTATGCTGCGGGTAAGCGCCAAACTGTGACGCAAACCGCAAATGCGGTAGTGGTGCAAACGTCGAATCCCCAATATATTGCGGGGGACGATTTTATAGATTGGAATATCGATGCGGGTTACCCTTCAGAGTGGCAGACTTTATCTGATTTATATTATACGTCTACGCCATCTTTATATTCTTTTACGGGTTATTGGGGAGATGCCTACACGGTTTTGTTTTGGCAACTTAATCAACCCACGGTGAAGGGGCGCACGTTCGATATGTCGGGTCAGTTTCGTATCATGTCTATCATTTCTTTAACCTCCGCAACTTGTAGCTAAACAATGGGAAACTATACATCTTTTGTAATTCAATCGCTGTACGCTTACTTTGAATTTCCAACTAAGCGGTGGCGTACTGATTATCTTTTGCGCACATCGTGTGACGATGCGGATGTTGATGAGGTAGACCCCGCACCGGAAACCCAGGAGCCATCGACGACCTACGGATACGGTGACGATGGCCAAAAAGATCGCGGTGGCGACAGCGGCGGCGGCGGTGGAGGAGGTGGCGGTGGCGGCGGTGGCGGCGGTGGCGGTGCGTGTCCTCCTTGCGGCGCAGACGTAGAACCGGGTGGCCCGGCTGAGGTGGCTTTAAAATGGAAAGCGGTAGAAGGTGCGAGTAAATATATTGTTCAATTTTCGACGCACAGCCCCTTTAGCGGTACTGTACGCAATCTAAGACCCCAGGGTGGTGGTTCGGCAAGAGTTGACGCGCCGGAAACTTCTTACATGCTAAATATTGGGCGCGACATTGCACACGGTCAGCGAATATGCTGGCGGGTTACTGCGAAGGGTGGGTTAGGTTTTTCTACTCAAGCGTCACCCGTTCGGTGTTTTAATTATTGCCCGCAAGATGCCCCCAAGCCTAACGACGAAGGTGATACGTGTTGTAAAGAAATCGATGTTAAGTTAGAGGTCACGGGTCCAGAAAAAATGAAGTGCATGAGTGATTTTCAAACATTCAATGCGGAAGTGGATTGGGTTAAAAAAGATGATCGAGGAAATACACTAGCTTCAGTGGAATCCGCAGAATTTACCATAGAGGGTGGTGAGGGTATCCAAGATAAAGTTTCGGTGTTGGCGTCTATGGGAGAACCTTTTAAAAAACAATGTATCTTATCAACCACGGGGGATGGTAGCGATGCTGAGCAGTTTACGTTTAAATTGGTTTACACTGTAAATTTTAGTTACCTACCCACTGCTGCTACTTTTGAATGTAGATTTGAAAAAGAAATGACGGTGGACTGCGTGGCGCCCAGCTATGACCCACTTCAGGCATCTCCCTTTTTGTTGCTACCTAGCATCGGTTTGTATGCGCTGGTAACTAGCGGTGGTACTCCCCAGTGGATGCCAATTTCTTGTTAAAGGTAAGCTATGGGCACGTTACGAATCGACCCGGTTACTGGTTGCTTATGCGAGTGCCCAGAAGGTGCGTGCCCTGAATCTGGAAATGGCACGTATGGTTCGCCTACGGCGTTTGCAGATTTGAATTATAACGAATGGTACATTAGGACTGTTTCTTCGTTAAGCGGTGGTGCCGGCCCTTCGATGTACTTTCTAAAACCGCAATCAACCGCGAATCTTGGCGGTGGGTGTAGCTCACCATCGTATGCTTACCGAGTCATCGAAGAAGCGGGACCGGATTTATGCACCAGCGGTTCCTACGGACACCCAAAATGTCAATACAGAGTAAAGCTAGAAGATGCCGGCGATTGCGATTGGGACGCCCGATTATTTCTAACTCGATTGATGACCGGCAAAATTAAAGTGGACTATGCGGTAGGTTCTTCGTCATGCGGTCGATATACGATTTTCCATCATAATCTAGTTGGTCCCGGTGGTACCGACCGAACCAGCTTGCCGGCGAAAGATAATTACGGCGTTTACCATATTGGAAACAGCGGAAGCGACGATAACGATGTGTCGTTTGCGGGGTGTTGCAGCGGCGGTCCTATTTGGAATTTAGGTACAAAAACTTCTACCGTTGCGGCAAGCGGTACGTTTTCGGGTACTACGTTTGATTCGGGATTTGCAATCGAAGTAGACGCCCCTTCTTATGTGCAAGATCAACCAACAACTTTTTTAGCGGTTAGTACCGGACCTAACACCGCAGATTCTACAGACCTTTGGCGACCGGGAATTTATGCCGATATTTTGATTGGCGCGCCGCTTCAGCAAATGATTTTAAAGGTTCGCGCCGCTGAAACGGGAACGTATAAACTAAAAGTGTGGGCGGGGTGTTTTAGTTTAGGTGTTTTCAATGCAACAATTACAGTGGGTAAAGTTTCGATGGATATTAGCGCGAAGATTGGCAGCGGCGCATATACCACGATGATTACAAATTTTGAACCACAACCAACATGGACGCCTAGTACGGGTGACCCCACCATTGATAATTACGCTGGACCGACTGGCACCGTAGGCGGTCCCGATGTAGCGGGGAATGAACTCACAACGGGTGGACCGTGGGCAGAGGAATCTAGCGGTACTTTGTCGCTTACCGCTGGCGATATTGTAACTGTTAAATGCGAACGCGCTTCTAAGTGGGCTACGTGGAATCCCGGCGGGAGCGCAACATATCGAGACTTGTGGCGAGAAAAAGCACTTAGCGCGGTGGGGTTAATAAAACAATGATATATCGTGACGCTATCGCCCTTATAGGGTCCGACCGACTAGCCTATTTTCAACAGGTTGTGCAGACGATTTCACGTAATAAAGATATTGAGAAATTGGATATATTTTTATTCTTAGATCGATCTTTACGGGAGGATGCCAACAAAATAATGAGGCAGCATGTTGACGCGGTTACTCAGTACCTACCACAAGCTACTATTATCAGGCGAGAAGAAAATTGGGGGTGCGGAAAAAACATAATAGATGCTAGGCGGCATCTGTTTGATCGGCTAGGCTATGACAAAGTTTTTATCGTTGAAGATGATATGCTTTTGTCGGACACCTATTTTTCGTATTGTCTTAATCTTTTAAATTGGGGCCGCGAAAGATACGGTAATATAGGCGCGGTTCAGGGGTGGTACAAATGTTTTTTATCTAAGGAAGAAAAATTAAAATGGTTGGGTGTGGTGCGGGCAACCTTTATATCAAATTGGTGGGGTTATGTAATTACGCACGAATGCTGGAACGATATTCGGGGGTATGTATATGAGTTTGAAAATGATAATTTGAATTGTAATTATTGGGACCGAGATCACAAGAAAATTGTAAAGTGGTTTAAGTCTAAATTTATTTCTGTTGCACGGAAACCTAATCAGTTTTTAGTTGATACCGATTGGGAACATGCCCGTAATAAAGTAGTGCAAAGTCCCCCCACGGGGCAGGATGCTATAACTTCGCTTGCTATGCACGCCACCGGTTACGTTAGACTTGCGCCGGTTGTAAATAGGGGTCAATATGTTGGCGAAGTAGGAATCCATATGCACCCGAATTGGTTTAGGCGGGAAAGATTTAATGAAGTAGTTTTACACCCTTTTTCGGGGGATGCTATGTGCCATTCGTTTAAACCATTTTCAGACGACATGGTGAAATATTTAAAGGAAAGTCCATCACCCATAGAGGGTCTGCGTATGGTGACACAATGAATGAACAAAATATGGACTGGAGTCACAACAATAAATCATTTATTGAAAAAACTTTTACGTTTGCAAAAGCATTATTAGTTGGGAAAGATGTTTCCGCAGATCAAATAAAAAAGCGGCTTGAAATCTGCGCCACCTGCGACCTTGTAAATGTATCGGCTGAAGGTTCGATGCTATGTGGTATTTGCGGCTGCAAACTACGTGAGCAAGGTTTACACAATTTGGCTAGGTACGAAGAAACGCCCGAATACGGATGCAAGCACCCCAATGGTTCCCGGTGGAAAGAACGCGGAGTATGACATAAAGTGAAAATTGCAATCGTCGGTGAATCGCCTTGCAATCCGTCAGGATTTGGCCAGCAGGTTAGGATGCTCGTAGATGGTTTTTCTAGGCATGGTCACAATGTTTCGTGCGTGTCGGTTGCTTGGACGGACGAAACCTTAGACCATATCGATGAGTGGCGATTACCCAACATTCGTGATTTGGACAAAGTTGATGCGGCATTATCTTTAATCAATCCCGATGTAGTAATTTGTTTTTGGCATACATCCGGCGTACAGGATTTTACATCGCTTAAATATCCCCCCGGTAATTGTTTAGTTTTTTACTGGCTACCGTGGGAAGGCAGCACACTACCACCCGATAGCGAAGATTATTTTAAGCGCGTTGAGTCGGGGCGCATGGTTCATCTTTCAAACTTTGCGCATGAGCTATGGGTTAATCACGTACAAACTAGCGAGGTTATACCGCACGGGGTAGACCCTAAAATCTTTTCACCTGATTACGCTACAAATCCTCTTGTTCAGCGCCAACTTTTAGTATCCAAATGGCGCGAAAAATTAAATGCACCTATCGATATCAACGATATAATTATTTTAAGTGTGGACCGAAACATATGGCATAAAAGGTGGGACGCCTCTTTTGACTTTATAAAAAAGTTACAAACAAAAACAGAAAAAAGAATCCGTTTTATTGCGCACACCAAAAAAATAGAAAAGGGTGTAAAACCTGTTGATGGCTACGATTTACCCGCACTTGAAAAGACGTATGGATTAGATAAGGGAACTGTAATTTATACCAATTTTGATTGGATGCGGGGTTTACCCCGATCCGATATGGCAGACCTTTATCGAGTTGCTGATTTAAGAATTTCAATGTCACAAGGCGAGGGTTTTGGAATCCCCACAATTGAAGCGTCTATGTGTGGATGCTTACAGATTGTAAACAATACAACTACGATGCCCGAACTATTCCCCGAGGGTAGCCCATGCCTTGCTGCTCCTGCAATGTCGGAATCGAAACGAGGTGTTTTGTATCAAGTACCTAATGTAAACGCGATGGTAGGCCGCGCTCATAGATTATTATTTAAAGCTACGGATAAGGTTAGGTCTCAAATAGTTCATTCCAATTATAAACACGCACTTGCACATTTTACATCTGAAAAGATGGTATCCGCATGGTTGAAATTGATAGATACTAATTCAAATTATCCCGATTCAAACCGCTGGTATAGATTCCGTGACGGGTACGAAACAAATCATCACGCTGAGCGCGACAATTACCATATGGCGCAGGTGCTAACTAAGTTTGGAGACGATTCTAAAGTTTTAGAATTAGGATCATTTACGGGTAAATTTATTGAGTCCTGTATTTCAAGTGGCTTGTTTGTACACGGAATTGAACCAGATGTTGCCGCGTTTGAATTAAGCAGCAATAAATCAAAACTACTTTCTCGCAATATTTCATTTTTGGACGAATGGCCCGAAACTGATATAATTGTGGCAACCGATTTTTTAACTCTGTATCCTACAAACAAAGCGAAAGAAATTTTGGAGCTAGCCGCTTCTCGGGGTAAGTGGATCGTAATACGAAATAAGCCTCTCTATCGGAAAGGTAAAATTACGTACGACTTAAAGTGGGCAGATAAGTTTTTAGAGGGGCTAGGTTCTGGCCGCAGATATGATTTAGAAAAGGTTATCTGTTCGCGATGGTTCAAAGAATTTTCGCACGAAATTTGGCAAACGAAAGAGAGTTGGGAAGACGTACTCATTCCCCCAGGATTTGAATAATGGCAAATTTTATAAATTTAGTTTCTTGGAATGTTTCGTGTGCAATTCACGGTGAATATTCTGCGGGTATGTCGGTTGTAGACAAAGACGACGAATACGATGTAACCTCTCATTGGTCCCCTATTTCTTGCACGTTAGAAGCGACTGCACCTACGATCCAGGCGGCAGGTGTGGCCACCTCTGACGTAGCCGGGTCTATTCAACACGTGTACGGGATCATTGAAAGTATATCAAGCACTGAGGGTATCAGTGAAAAAACAAAAAGTTTTAAGGTGGTGTCGTTTTTTTCTCGCCTACAAAACAAACCCGTTATCGAACATGGCACCGGTACTATCCAATCTATTCTAAATACGATTGCACTTGGCGATTGTGGGATGCCCGCAGACTTGTTTGATTTTTCTGCTGTGCCTACGCAGTACACGTACACTGGAATTATCAAAGGTGAAAATGTATTAACTGAAATGAGAAGGTTGGCGCAGGCTGCCACGTGTTACTTATTTGTAAACGAACAAGGTAAACTAATTGTTGCTCCGTGGAAGGATGCCGGTTCCTCCGTCGATTACACGATTCCCCCCGCTTTTATTATCGGCGCTGGTAAAGAACTAACCCCGAAACCTCCTGCTTCTATTGTAAAAGTGCGGGGCCAAGATTTAGGATCGGTAGACCCACCGGGGCATTTTATTAGGTCAGCTTCAAAATTAGCTAACGCTAATTTGGGGACGGGTGGTGTTGTTAGGGCACACCATACAGGAGCATCATCACCAGCAGGTTTGTCACAAGTAACCAAGATTAGTAAGGGTGGGACCATTACCTTACCACCCAACATATGGAACGCCGATGCTCCTAAATCAGATGAGCAGGGAATGGGAATGTCGCCGGGGGTGGAAGATGTAGCGTGGAACAGTAAAGGCGAATTGGTAAAAGTTAAAGAAAATGCAACCCGCGAAAATTTTACTCCTTCCGGTTTGGGGGGAGTTGCCGCAACTAATTTTATTACTGCTACCGCTGTTTCAGGGCAGGGTATTTTTGGCCGTAAAATTTTAATTATATGTAACGCGGTGCCAACTGCGGCGTCTATATCGGTCAGGACTCGAGGGCAAAGAATCACTGTTACGTTTGAAAGTGGCACCGCTGATTTGGACGCAATCATAGCGGCAATAAACGCAAATGTGGCGGCTGCAAAACAGGTGACTATGTCGGGTGTTGGAACGTCTGCGGTTTTAAATAGGTTTACTTTCTTTTTGGATGATGGGGAAACAATAGATCGTGATGAAGAATTAGAATATGGTATGGAGGCTACTTCGGTGGGATATCGACCTCCAGAAGACCTCGGGAAGTCGGGGGCGGTACGTTTCGGTGACTACAAAACAAAAACAGATTTAGACCTTAGAGCGCTTCGAGATTTTGAGAGTGGTGAGGAGGTACACAAAGCCGGTTTTCCTGCCGGTGGCGCTAGGGCCGGCCAGTCCGATGACGATATGCAATCAGATGAACCCGACCCGCTCAGAGTGGAGGCGAGTTTAGGTGATTGTAATGTTCTTACCTTTGCAGGCATTGCAAGAGAAGAAGTCGATAATGAATACATTGCATCCAATTCTCAAGCTGACTTAGTAGCCATTCGATATATCAACGAAGTGGATTTAGATAGAAATTCGTACAAAGTAGACATGGTGTACAATCCAAACATAAAGTTAAATGATGTTGTACAATTTGACCTACCCCAAACAGGCGTTACGATACGGGGGCCGGTTGTCGATATGACAATAAATTATGCTGCAAATCCGCAAGCTACCATGTCGATAACGGTTCAAAATGTTTTATCGTTAGGCAACGATCCACCTTCTTCTAATCTTATTACTTTCCCAGACATTCCATATATGGGAGGGCAGGTGTGGGTAGATAAATTTTCTAAGGCATTCAAAGCTAACTATTCTGCAAACACTATTGCAATAGGTGCAGGCACTCCCTGCGTTATCACGGACACTGCGAACGGATTCGTGGACGCAGGCTTTATTGCCAACCAGTGGATTTATATTACAAATTCTGCGCATCCAGAAAACATAGGGAGATTTCAAATCGCATCATTATCCGCAGGTACTCTTACGATGCGGGCAAATGATACGCTAATATCGGAAGCGGCAGGGCGTACCCTACAACTACGTCATGCGGCTGCTGAGCCTAGCGAGTTTCAATATGTCCGTGCGTTAGCCGGAACCATTGTACTTAATATGAAAGATTCGGGGGTTGCCCGGTTTGCACAGCAGACGATAGCCACTATCATAGGCAAAACATATAAATTCAAATTCTCTGCGAATCGTGTTAGCGGCGTAACTGCTTTAGTTTTTACATATGGTACCGGTTCTGCTACTATTACCCCTGCAACAGAACAAACTTTACTTGAGTATGAATATTCACACATTGCCTCCTCGATTTCTACAACTTTAAAATGGGAGGCCACAGGAGAATGTCGGTGGGAGGTGTCTACAGTTGCCGCGCACCGTACTAATTAAACTATGGATAAATTTGTTTCCGACTTGTTTAGTCGCCCCCTACCTATTTCTAATGATGCGCTGGTTGTTTATTTTATTATGCGTAGCGATATAGCCAGGAATGAATCGGTGACATCCCGCATTTTAAAAGAGGACGGCAAATTGGTTTGTGGTTTGGATGTTCCCACCATTGCGCAAAGATCGGGACTTTCTGAACTCAAAGTAATAACAATGTTTGACCTGCTATCAAATGTTGGGTGGCTAAAATCCTTTTCTAAAAATACGTATCAGTTGGGGGAGGTTAATAATTTGGTGGTTTATTGGTACGTTGAAGAACTGCCCGAAGAAATTCAACCCAAAGAAGACGAAGTGGTAGACGAAATTGTACGACTTGCCAACGAACAAAATAAACGCAGTGAGTCAAAGCGCCCTAAGCAGTTATCCCAAAAAGTGCAACAAAAGATTGCTGCCGAATCTTTAGGTGGTTTGGTACGAAAAGAAAAAGCCTCTACGCAAGTTCTGACACATTTTTGTACCAAGGTTGAAAAGTTGTCGGGTCAAAAACCAGACTTAAATTATCAAACAAAATACGTGTATGCCGGGAGGTTGCTTCGATGGTGTAACGAGGACATAAACACCACCAAAGAGTTTATTGATTGGACGTTGAAAAATTGGAAGTTGCTAAAAGATATTTTCTCTGCGGGTGATTTTCCTACTTGGAATTTACTTTGTACCAAAGCAGTTTTTGATAGTGTTTCACGTTTTAGATTAAAGGGAATCCCTACACCTGAGCAGCGCGCCAAAAAGGATACCACCGGGTTAGCGACACGCGCCGATACAAAGGAAATCGAGGGTGCCAAAGATGCAGGATGGTAACAAGCAACTACTCATTACCGATCACTATCTGCGCCGATTATCCATCCCAAAAGTACATTGGGACGCCTCGTATGAACGCATCCCGATGGGATGCAAGCACCGGGGAACTATTCGGCGATATTTAGATGACATAGAGGCCCATATTTTGACCCCTGCTGGCCTCCTGCTTTTTGGTGAGTATTCAACCGGGAAAAGTGCAATAGCGTCCCTGTGCCTAAAGGAAGCGGCACGGTGTGGGATTGTTGGGTATTGGATAAGTGCAGGCGACCTACCCCGCTATCAAATCAATGGTGAGCCTTTTGATGAGGAGGTGAGTTGTTATATTCGAGCATGTTCGGTTCCGCTGTTGGTAATCGATGAATATTTTATGCGTGCAGAAATGAAGTGGACCGAGGATGCCGTAGATGCCCTTGTAAGGCATCGAGTCGATGACCGGTTATGCACGATCATAACCACCAACCATGCTCCCCCGCAAATACAGAAGGCTAGGCCAGCCTTAGCCGCAGCATTGCTGGAAGCAGTGTACCCGGTAAAAGTGTCCGGCCACGATTTTAGAAAAGAAATGGGAAAATTGATTGACATTTAGGTTGTGCCTACGTATGCACAAAAGGAACAAGAATCTATGGACAGTTTAGGCGCTAGGTTAATTCGCTCGCTATTATCGGCGAAAGAAACAACAAAACTTTCCGAGTACCGCATAAATACTTCTGATCTTTTAGGCGATGCTTCCAAAGCTATGGCGTGGGTTTTGGAGTTTGTACGAAAACATGGCGAGTGGCCATCCCAAAAAATTGTAGAGGAAAATTGTGGTGTCGAGTTGCCCAGCGAAGCAGACCCCCTAGATTATATTTGCGATCAAGTGCGCAAACGGTCGTTAGGTAAATCGTTAGAAAGTGATTTAAGAAAAGCCGCCGAAAAACTAGAAGGCCGCGACCCCGACGAAGCCATTCGACTTGTAAGCGATGCGGTAATAAGTCACCGCAAAAAATCGATAATAAAAAGTGATGTAATTAGTTTTCGTGAGTCGGGAAAAAAGCGGATTGAACTATACGATTCGTTGGCGGGGTTAGGTGGCTACCACGGAGTTGAAACACCGTGGGGGGGTCTCAACGGAATGATTCAAGGGTGGGTGGATGGTACGCTCAACGTAGTAACCGCGATGCAAAATACTGGCAAAACATGGTTCCTCGGTGTGTGTGCAAATCATGCGCTAAGTTTAGGAAAAAAGGTTGGTTTTATTACACTTGAAATGTCTACACAACGTATTGCCCGCCGTATGGATTCGATAAAATACAAAGTACCTTTTAAGCATTTACGAAACGGGGACATGGACGATGTAACTGAGGACACTTGGAAGCGGGAAGTGCTACGAGACACCACGGGAGAGGGTGACATTTTATTTACCGACAAACAACTTATTCGGTCGGTGGGGGATGCAACATCATTTGTTATGGAATATCGACCAGACATTTTATTTATTGACGGTGGGTATCGATTCCAAGCAGCAGGCCGTAGTAATTGGGAGCAGCAAGTTGATGTTGTGCGGAGTTTACAATTATCAGCAGAGTCAACTAATATTCCGTGGATTGTGTCAACACAACATGGGGATGCAAGTGAAACGGGCAAAGATAAAAAATCATCTACGGCGATGCGGGCATGGGGAGTTAGATTTGCTAAGGAGTGGGTTACCGATCCTGATGTAGTGATTGGATTGTTTGCCAATGAAGATTTGCGAATTTGTAAGGAGTTAGAAATTTGTTGCCTCAAAATGAGAGACAATGCGGGAGAATTTCGCAGCGAAATAAAAATAAACTGGGATACCACCGCTATGAATTTTTCAGAAATAGAAGGGGACGCCCCCGAAGATTTGGGGGAAGCGGTCGTTTCTTTTTAAGTTGACATTTTATGTGATACGGGATACAGTCCACCTTAACCTTTAACCTTTGGGGATTTAACTATGGAAATCACTTTGCACGGAAAAGTTGAAGGGCACGAACTTACAAAAAATCTTTTTGCATCGTTTGATTGGCAGGGAGTCTACGAAGAAGAACCGCAAACCTATGATTGCCCCGGTGGTTGGTCATGGGAATGCCACGAAGTAACGAACGCAAAAGTTTATGATAATTGGGAGTGTACGAAGGGACGCGATGCCACCAATAATCAAATTGAAGAAATGACAACTCACGTGACCGATTGGAAACCTCAAGAAGCGTTTGATCGGTCTGATAACGATTAGGAAGGTGCCAGATGAAATTGATAGTAAAAAAATCACGCTCAGGCAAGTGGTATATCGGACCATTCAAAAAAACGGATTGTAGGTTTAAGTGGGCGGGACCGTATCCAACTCAGGCCGATGCGAACGAGGATCGACTGGGGATGGGGCGTTTTATGCGAGGCAGTGGATTATTTGAAAGCAAGAAAAATTAGGCACGACAAATACGTATGACCTATAACGATTTAATGGTTGTTCTCTCGAGATTGGGTGTTGCTACCGATTCGATAAGTGCATCACGCCCAAATCAGGTATTGATTCCGTGTGTGCTTGCTAAGTGGATGCACAAGAGCGGTAGCGATTCGCACCCTTCGCTAAGCATCCGATACGGCGATGCCGACAAATGGACCGTTTTCAAATGCTTTGCATGTAAGGAGCAGGGGCGACTATGGGAACTTGTAGACTCTGTGGGCCAATTTACAAACGATTCCGAAATAAAAAATCTATCATTACAACTTGTCGAATCCGATAAGCCTAGCCTTTCTGCTAGATTCTCGAGCATGTCCGAATCGTTTGACGATTGGTTTAGATCGACACCCGATGGCATCGCTCGTACTTTAGATGAATTTATATTGGAAAGATTTAAGGTGGCCTACAGCGAAGAAGTTGCAAGACTTTATTTGCAAAGTCGCAAAGTCGATGAAAAATTGGCGACCCTGTTTGACATAAGATACGATCCACGATCTAACCGTGTGTTATTTCCGGTGAGAAATAAAAACAAAGAGTTGGTTGGCGCGGTAGGTCGATTACTTGGGGAAGGTGAACCGCGCTATTGGAATTATTTAGGATTCCCCGCCGGCAATACACTAGGGGGCATCGAAAAATTGACAACCAATTCCACGTTAATTGTTGTGGAAGGATTTTTTGATTTACTAAGGTGTTATCAATGGGCATCCGACAACAACGCCGATGTGGTATGCACGTGGCGTGCTGAAATTTCAAAAACTCAAGCGGGCATCTTGGCAGGACTTGATAAAAATATTCAATGTTGGTATGACCAAGATGAGGCAGGTTATCGCGGATTCGATGTTATGAAAAAATCCCTAACGGGAGTCTACGGATTGAAACGGGCTAATTGGCCCGAAGCAATAGACGTAGGGGCAATGTCCCCAAAAAAGTTTGCATCAATTTTTGAATCTCTTAAAGGAGAAATCTAAATGGCGAAGAAGAAAAAAAAAGCAACTTCCAAACCGTGGGAAGTAAGTGATGGCGGTTTAGTTGGAAGCGATCTCGGTAGCGATACCGTTAAAAGAGCGGGCAGCGTAACATCTAGATTTTGGTTACCCAAAGGCGAGGAGCGCCGGATTATTTTTTTAACCGAAGGTGATTCGGCCCGAAAAATTTGGGAACATCAAGTACGGGTGAGCGGTGATTGGCGCAACTGGTTTACTTCGTTGGATTGGTGTGGGATTAGTCCCGATCCTCTCAAAGACTTTGCGGAAGAAACCGGGATGTTTAAGCGGTACAATGCTTATGTATTTACGATCATCGACACTCACGAATTTACAGACCGACAAGGTAACAAACGGAAGAATCTAAAAAAACTTTTACTAGCTAAACGAGATACCGCCGAAATACTAAAACGGTTGTACTTAAAGCGAGTTGAAAACGAAGAAGGGCTTATGGGCGCTATGTTCGATGTGTATAGGACCAATTCTGATAAGTCTGCTTCGGTTGGCGAGCAATTCGAGTTTGTAAAAATGGTAGACCTTAGCGGGTTAGACGATACCGATGAATACGATTACAGTGAAATCTTTGAACCTCAACCGGATCGTGTAGCCGAAGTTGCCGCGCAACTACGGCGTGAAAATGGATTAGAGGAAACTGCTTCCCCTGAAGGTACGAAGGCCAAAGTAAAATATTAAAGGGCCTTTTAGGCGGGGTGGGGTAACGTAGCGATAAAGCGTTAGGAATTGGATTTACGCCCAATTCGCTCCACCCCTTTTTTATGTCACGGAGGATATCTATGCGCAATGATTTTGTGAAAAATGCGATTGCTTACGGTTCATTTGCTTTCGATATTGAACATCCCCCAGAGTTAAATATACACGGCAGCAATTTTAGGTTATCGGGTATTTCTTTTGCTACTTCTGGCATTTCTTTTTATGAAAAAAACATAGAACGTGCGCTAGGTTATTTGGATGAGTTGTTTGCTACCGATGCCGAGTGCGTAGCATGGAATGGTAAGTATGATTTGAAAGGCATTCACCAAATTGGGTTTTCCAAGTATCCGAAAAAATTAGTCGATCCTATGGTAGCGCTTAATTTATTAGACGATAACCGAACGCCTCACGAATTAGGATTAAAACCTGTTACCTACGATTTGTTTGGGCATAAAATGTCCAATTACGAAGAAGCGTGGGCACACGGTGAAAATTCCGCCGAGTTTTCAAAATATGCAGCGGAAGATTCTTATTGGACGTTACGTGCTTGGGATTACATGAAACCAAAGTTAGAGGAGCAATCCTTATTAAAATTGTTTGAACGAATTTTGATGCCCGCAGCCATCGTGTTTACGGACATGGAACGTGCAGGGATTGGGTGGGACTTGCAAGGCGCAAAAAAATTACTACGTGGTTTTCAAATTTTACGGCGAGAGAAGGAAGAAGAAATCTACTCAGAAATTGGGGAATTAAATATAGATTCGGGGGACCAACTAGCGAAAAGGTTGTTTAACGAATTGGGGTATTCAACCAGCGGTTTAGAGATGACAAAAAGTGGTAAACGATATTCAGTAGATGCAAAAGCTATGGACAAATTGGCGAAGCGTTTTCCAGTCTGCGAAAAAATTAGAACGTATCGAACCGCAACGAAAATGATTGGAACATATATCGAACCGCTAACGCGGATGCACTTAGCAGACCCTATGGGGAGAGTACACCCTACCTACTGGTTGGTGTCGTCTACCGGCAGGGTACGATGTGAAAAACCAAACTTTCAAAATATACCTAAGTGGCTAACGAAGAAAAAAGAATTTTCGCACTTGTCTATTCGTGGGAACATCGTGCCGGCAGAAGGTAGAAAATTAGTTATAGCGGATTTTTCACAAATTGAATTACGATTAGTGGCGCACGTTACAAAAGATAAAAAGTTTTTACACGCTTATCAATCGTGGAAGTGCCAAGAGTGTAACAACGAAGGCGTATCGACTTCTATTTTGCATCGTTGCCCCGCTTGCGATTCGTTTGAAAATGAAAAGCACGGATTCTGGCATGGTTTAGATATTCATCAGCAGACTACTGACATGGTTCCTGCATTGGGGGGCGACCGGCAAAAAGGAAAGACCGCAAATTTTGCTTTAGTGTATTGCGCCACCGCTTTTCGGTTGTCTTATGAATACCCCGAATTTACGAAGCGACAATGGCAGGAGGTGATAGACCAATATTTTAATAAACATACCGGGTACGCTGGGGTCCATAGATGGCACCAACAGATGCAAGGCGTGCTGCACAGGAAAGGGGTTTGCGTTGATATATTTGGACGGCGGCGCCGGCTTAACAAGCACCAAATAAACGGAAATCCTAAACATGCACTTAATCAAATTGTGAATTTTTCGCCTCAGTCCAGCGCTTGTGGGGTCATGTTGTTATCGATGGTGAAAATGCGAGAATCATTTTTGGAAAAGGGGTTATGGATGAACGGGGTATGGCCACAAAATATGGTTCACGATGAGGTTGTGTTGGAAGTTGACGAATCAAAAGTAGACGTTGCAGTAGACATCACCCGTTTACACATGGAAAATTGTGTAGACCTTGTGGTGCCTATTCGCGCCGATATAGATGTGTCGAATAGATGGGTGGAATCCGGAGAATGAAAATAGCACGATTGAATCGTCTTTTGTGGGTACCAACTAGGACAGTAGATGTGCCAAGTATTAAAGCAGACACCACGGTAGTAACTACTAAACCCCATATTGGAAAACCGCGCAAAGTAAGCCTACACGAAATTAAAAACTTTGATGAAGAACAATGGCTAGGTGTCCCACGTAGTTGGGGACTTCAACAGGCTTGGTTAGAACATAACATTGTGGATGAAACTGTTTTCCGTAGCCGAGGTTGGCCTGCTATATCTATCGAAAAATATTGGTCGGGGCAGGAGGATTCGATAAATGCAATTACTAAAAGTTTTACAGGGGGAACTTTAGGGGCGTTGCTTGAGGCACCTTGTGGATCGGGAAAAACTTTGATGGGTTTGGCGGTAGCCGCTAATTTGAATACACCTGTTTTAGTTGTCGTGCATAAAGAAGATTTAGCGCACCAATGGCAAAAAACAGCAAAGCGCTGTTTTGGTGCCGTGGATATTGGGCATATTCAGCGCGACAAATGGAGTTTCATGGGCAAGCATCTAGTAACAGCAACCGCTCAGACTTTGTATTCTCGCCGACACAAACTACCAAAAAAGTTTATCGATTCATTTGGTCTGGTTATTTATGACGAAGGCCACCGATATCCCGCAGAAACTTTTGAACACGTTTTACGGATGATGCCCGCAGCGCATAGGTTAGCCGTGTCGGCTACGTGGCGCAGAAAAGACGGGTTGGAATGCGTGTGGGATTGGCACGTAGGCCGGGTTGAATGGCGCACAGCATCTACAAGGCTTGTGGGGGAATACGCACAAGTTAAATGGGAAACTAACCTCTACGACAAAATGTTTTTGCAGTACGGGAGGATATCCCATACCCAGTGGGTAACAGCAATTTCTGAAAATGATAAATACAACGCATGGTTGGCAGACGAATTAACCAGAGGTGCCGAAGTTGGTCGGCGTGTATTGTGTGTAAGTGATAGGGTTGCACACTTACAAAATTTACAACATAGAATTCTTGGGAAGGGGCTTGGCGTGACGGTGGGGTTGTATGTAGGGTCAACGGATAAAAAGAAATTAACAATTCACGAATTAGAAGCAGCTAAGCAATGCGACATAATTTTGGCTACTTACGGAATGATGAGCGAGGGTACTGATATTCCTGCTTTAGACACTTTGTTTATCGGTACGCCTCGAGTGGATGTAGAGCAAGTGGTAGGGAGGATACAAAGGCACAAGGATGGGAAAAGAAGACTGCTCGTTGTTGACCCAGTTTTCCAAACCAGATACATGAATGCTTTATGGTATAAGCGACAGCGAATTTACAAACGTCTTGACTTCACGGAGCATCTATCTAATGAAAAAAGCTAAACCTAAATCAACGGTGGCGAGGAAAAAAACAACCTCACCGAAACGACAAACATCTAAGGATCGAAAATTGGTGCCCGCGCAAATTGTGGTGTCAAAAATGTATAAAGATCGGGGGATTGTAACCCAAGAGGAAGGGGGCATCACTGAAAATATAAACATCGCACCTTTGGTACCCGATACCCCGGTTTGCAGCGTGGAGTATGCTTCGCAAATGACCGTTAATCTTGGGAACTTTGAATCGGTACAATGTCGGGTAGGTGTGACTCTGCCTGCATACCTAGAAGAAGCAGAGGAGGCATTTCAAGTGGCTCAAAGTTTTGTAGACAACAGATTAACGCGGGTTGTAAACGAGATAAAAGACTATAGAGAAAAAGCGCGGGGGGCAGAATGACCGTCTCCAGAAAAGTTTCTGACTTTATCGCCAACGTAAATAAAACCTACGAAAGCACCATAGTTGAAGTAGGGGGAAAATTTGAAGCGTTGAATATTTCAAAATTTAGCAGCGGCATCTTGTCCCTTGATTGTGCGCTAGGTGGTGGGTGGCCTTATGGCCGGATTGGGATAATTGCCGGGATGGAAAGTACCGGAAAAACATTGACGGCAATAAAAGCTATGGCCGAGGTTCAAAAGTACGACCACGACACAAAATTACATAAAGATTTTGTAGACCCCAAAAAGTTTACACCGGGTAGCGCATTTTTTATCGATGTTGAAGGTTCGTTTGATCCAGTGTGGGCAGCCGCAAATGGGTTTGATGACACCCACCACGTAGTCGCACGCCCTGAATACAGCGAGCAAGCAATAGATTTTGCAACTTCGGCTATTGAAGAAGGTTGCTTCGATTTAATCGTAGTTGATAGTATAGCCGCGCTGGCTCCCACAAAAGAACTCGAATCATCATCGGAAGATTGGCAAATGGGTTTAAGCGCCCGGCTTGTAAATAAAGCGATGAGGAAGTGGGTGGGGAAGCTGAACAAAGCGTCCACGATGTATGGCAGCGCACCTCTCGTTTTATGTCTCAATCAATTCCGAATTAACATCGGGCAAATGTACGGCGACCCCCGAGTGTTACCGGGGGGGAAAGGCCAAAGGTTTGCTGCTTCTATCATTCTGTATATGAAATCGCCCAATTATCAAGATTCAAAAGAAAAAGAATTGTCGCAAGTAAAATTATCGGGAGTAGTTGAAAAAAACAAAGTTGCAATTCCGAATCAAAATTACACGTTTGGTTTGTATTTGAAGGATGAGGAATTGGCATCGATTGGCGATATCGACAATTTAAAACAAATGCAATCGTTAGGAAAAAAATACGGTTTAATTGTAGTGGAAGGTGGGAAAGTGAAATTTGGCGAACATACATTTAAAACACAAAAAGCACTTATGGAAAAAATAGGTACCGAACCAGATTTATATCGTTCAATGTGGCGATCAATTGTAAAAGCGGCCACCGGGAGTATCATATAATGGCTTACCCACGATTAACTATTGCCCTATCGACTTATGCAACTAATGTTTATGTCGCCAGTCGATTGCTCGAGTGCATTCGCTCGTTAGAAGCAAGCGGCTTTCCGGGCAGGATTATAGTGGTAGATGACGGATCGAAAGAAAGGCGAAGGGTACGCACACTTACAGCCTCATCGGAGCATTCCACCGAACCCGCCAGAACCATGCCGGTTGAATTGTATCAACGAAGTGAAAACGGGGGCATAGCTCGGTGCAAAAATAGCTGCCTCAAACTTATCGAGGAGGAACCCTACGAAATTGGATTTCTAGCTAATGATGATTTGATTTTTTTTCGTGATTGGTGGGTACCTTATGTGGATGCAATACGGATTACAAAGCACCCCCATTTTTGCTGGTCAGATCATACAAAGGGAACGGCTGCATTTAAATTAAATGAATGTGTGGTGTATAAGACGCGCCAATTGGATGGTCATTTGATGACGTTTACCCCTCAAGTTATTCAAAAGGTTGGAGGATTTCAGGTGTGCGATTCTAAATGGGGATGGTCACACAAACCGTGGACAGATCGAATCAACAGAAAATTCTTTCCGTCAATCAAAAAAGGTCACGGGTTAGATGTGGAAGGTTCTAACAAGGTGGTTTGTTTGCAGCATTCGCCTTCGGCTATAACTCCCCAAGAAAAAGCAGCCGGACGAAAAGTTAAAATCTTGGAGGAAAAAATGTATGTACCGTTGGAGGAATAAACATGGCAGCCGGGGACAAAAAACCTACTGCGCCCCAACTGGGGAATAAAAAGCATTCTTTGAAGTCGAGAACCCTAGCAAGTGAAAAAGCAAGTTCCAAAGAATTAGGGGGGAAGGTGCAGCCAGCCAGCGGTGCGGGGAAGGCACATAAAGGGGATATAAAGTTGGAACATTTTCTAATCGACAAGAAAGAAACTTCCGCGCAATCTATTTTGGTTCACGGAAAAGACCTTACAAAAATAACCAGAGAAGCAGACGGGGAAGGCCGGACACCTGCCTTGCTAATTCAGCTTGAAGGCGTGCCGGCAACTGTTAGCAACCAATGGGTGCTTTTACCTATCGCGAAATTTGCGGAGCTATTCAAATGACTATATCGAAACTTTTGCATGACATGGATGAAACGCGGAAAAAAGAAAAAGACCCTGCACGCTACAAGCATTTGACCAGCGCGGTAAAGTCTTGGATGAAAGCGTGGCCGGCGCAATCAACTTATACGGATGTTTTGCGAGCAAGCCAACTTTACTTTTTATGCCCCCGAGAATTTGTTTTAAATTATTGGCAACCTAAAGATAATCGTGACTTCAACTACAAATCTTATTTGATGATGACCACGGGAACACACCTGCACCATTACATACAAAATTATGTTTTAGGTCCGATGGGTGTGCTGTGGGGCAACTGGGTTTTAACACACAAAAAGCATACGCAAACAGGATTCCACCCTGCCCCAAAAAAAGCACTACAGACCATCTGTAAACAAGGTAATTTACCGTGGGCATATGAAGAACTCGATTTTTATGACGAAGGGTATCGCATCGCTGGGCATATCGACGGTCAACTAGATTTGGCGCGTATCGATTGGTTGCATCATAACTCGGATAAGATGAAAGAAAATCCCGAAGCAGCGTTGCGGGAAATGAAGAAAATTCCTACCGATGAACGGAACCTAATCAATCTTGAAATAAAAACGTGCGGTTCTTGGGTGTTTGAAAATCTTGTAGACTCAAAGTCAATTCCCGAGTATTATAAAATGCAAGCCGAAATATATCAGCACGCAACCGGAGTACACAAAACCGCGTTTTGGTACATAAATCGGGACACGATGGACAGCAAGATTATTTTGTATGATTACAGCGGGAATTGGTGGAAAGACGCAACTCGCAAGGCAAAAATCGTATGGCAATCAATACGGGATGAGACGTTGCCTATATCGGGTATGGCGTGCCACACACCGAAGGATAAACGCGCTAAGGATTGTGCGTTTCGTACACCATGTTTTGATGAAATGGACTTCTCCGAATATGTCAGAAAAGGGAAAGAACAAGCCGAATCGGAGGGACGAAAACTTCTCGATCTTTCCCGCCACACGTTCGATTAACGTAAGCGTAGATCACAATATAAGCATCACAAATTTAAAGGCGGGTTTGGCATATCATTTTTCTCTCGAGAATCAGCAGTGCAGCGAAGGCATTTACAAATCACGGAGTAGGATTAAAATTGATCGCGACGAATGGTTACTAAAACTTTCGGATGGAACTTTAATTTTAGAAAGCCAGATTATCGCCATTCGCTGTATTGTATTCCACCAAATGCCAAAAAATGAGTGACCCCAACTGCTACCCTGAGTATGAGGTGTCGCGTACTTTACTTTTGTCTGCGAATGTAAAACCAGAGCCTAAGCAAAGCACCCGCTTTACTTTGTCGGGACATGCGTACACCGATCCTAAGAAGAAAAAGTATTTGCAGAAATTAGTCCAAGAATTTTTGCGGAAGTTAGATGACAACTTCGCGCCCTTCGAGGGTCAGTTACGGGTGATGGTAGTTTATACTTTCCCGTGGCGCAAATCAGACGCTAAGGTTGCGCGAAATCAATCTTGGGCATATATGAACAAGCGCCCCGATGTTGATAATCTTTTCAAGCCAGTGGGGGACGCTTTACAAACTGCCGGAATTATCAAGGATGATGGTCAAATTGTAGAGGCGCTAGCCCGTAAAATTAGGGCCGAATCCCCCGGTATTTATGTGAGAATTGAGCAGCTAGTGGAACTTATTTAGTACCTTTTTAACCTTAAAACAGGGGTTTTTTGTGTCTACTAAAGTCTTGAAGGGTAAATTGTCGATATAAAAAGAGTTGACAAGGTAGCCCCTACCGGCTAGCATCTAGGGACTCCAAACTTTGTGCTGACGTAGGCACAAACTAAAACTTACTTTTGTGACGGAGTACAAACATTATGGCGAAGGAAAAATCAATGGCGAAAAGAAAACGAAAAACAGCAACCGAAATTATAGAACCACTGGGCGGGCTATCGATGACCAGCGACAAGCTAGTTGAAGTTAGCGGTGTCTGCCTTGACGTTTGGGATGGTTCTGATTCAACCTTTTTACCCATGCTAAAAAAAGATATGTCTGCTAGCGACCGCAAAAAAGCGGTGCGGGGAATCACTAAGCAGGCGTGTTTACTCGCTGATAAACTTTACGCGGTGATGGGTGAGACTCTGTACGAAATCCGTGAAAATTCTTACTGGAAAAATTGGACGTATGAAAGCGTCGATGGCTCCGCCGGTGTTAAAATCAAGTTTAAATCTTTTGAAGAATACTTGGAGAAGGAGTGCGAGGTAAAACGGCGCACTGCTTATTACTATATTAAAGTCTACGAAAAACTTATCGTTGAATTGGGAATACCTCCCCACATCCTTCGGACTGTGGAGTGGTCGAAGGCCAAAGAATTAGTCCCCTACATGGACAAAGACAACTGGAAAGATTTAATCAAAATTGCGAAGGATAAAACTGTCCGGGGGTTGCGCACATACCTTGCCGATTTGGAAGGTGGCGGGGCATTAAAGAGCAAAGCTATCCACACTGATTTAATCAAGCGCTTGAATTTTAATTTAAGTGAAGAACAGCACGAGAACATCTTGCTCGCTTTTAAGATTGCTGCTAAGACGGCAGAAAGCAGTTCACAAGGAAATCTTTTGGATTTAATCTGCACCTCTTACATTGCAGAATCGCCAGACGATTTGGATGGCACGGATGGTTTGTTGGTTCAATTAGACCAGTTGGTGCGATCTGTTGAGCGTAACTTCGGTGTAAAATTAGAACTGGTAGAGGGAGGCTCATCTAAACCGGAATTGATTGGGGCCGGGGTTGGAGAGGGTGGTATAGAAGAATTTTTAGATGAGGAAGAAGTGTAACGATCCTCCCCGTAGCGTGGGGGTTCGGTTTATGTGTTTTCCCGTCCCCCGCGTTACTTTTTTACTTGCAAACTATGTTTGAAAAACAACTTGATGAATTCTATGACTTGCTATCGTCTCCAATTTATTTGTACGTTCGCAAAAACTCAGGCAGATATTTTGTAGACAAAATAACAAAACGAGAAGATCGATTTGAGAGGCACCGATATTTGATCGAAGGAAATCAATGTTCGTGTCTATCGTGGATGAAAGTGGGAAGGTGTAAACACTTAGAATGGCTGCAAGGAAATTTTGATCGACTAAATGGTGTGCCCGCAGCTACCGCCCTAGCCGCACTAAATGATCTGGTGCATCGAAGTACAAAGTTGTTTCCCAAGTCGCACAAAAAATGGTGGGTTGGCGCCGATCAAATTTCTGATATAGTAGCAGCTATCCAGTTAGAAACTATTGAACCTTTGGGATTTTCAAGACTCGTTACTATACAAACTATTAGAAAGTATAAATTAGCTTTTGTTTTTACCTATGAAGAAGGAGGACACTAGACATGGCAGTTAAATCAGAATCGGCACACGTACCTATCACACTCGGAATCGTTACCTTAGTGGGTACCCCCGACAACGCACGATCCATCGTAAACTTTTTTAACATTCAGAATTGCAAAGTTAAAAATTCGGCTACGCTTGATCTAAGTGATAACAGTTGCACTTGCGCAGTCGCTAAGTTTCGCAAGGTGAAAGGTGAATCGGATGGTAGTGGGTGCCTTCACCAATCGTTGATAAGTAAACCCACCGTGTTCCTTGGACACCACCCGGTGGGCGGTGGCGGGATACGGGGAATGTCTGAAACTGAGTTAGCTACTTGTGAAACACAAGCTATTAGCCGCATGGCCTTTGAAGATGTTTTTGTTGTACTACCTCAAAATGTAGGCGGTATTTTAGACCCTCACCTACCTGATTGTCACGCTAGCGATCTTTGCAAATATTTATCAGGCACCTCTAATAAGTTATCCGAACTTTATTCGGGTGACTCAGTGGATTCAACTGAGGTTCACACTATAAATCCGCGCCGGCTTTATCAGGAACTAAACAAAGCTGACTCTTTGCGTGATCCTAGTTTAACTTCAAAATCGGTAATTAACGCTGGCATGAAAGTAGATGCAATAGTTGCCACCGAGGGGGAAAGTAGATACGATGAGGAACTAACCAGCGGGGATTATTTGCACGATGCCCCCGCCACGGAAAAAGATTTGGGGGCTACTCCGTGGAAAATATGCAAACGTCCTAACCCTGCTTCCTTCTATGTCCAGCAGGGCGTATGGGAGCAGGGACTCCGCGCACTCCATAGGGGCAAAAATGTACTGCTGACTGGTCCCTCGGGATGCGGCAAAACAGAATTAGCGCACCTGCTGGCTAAGTCGTTGGGACTCCCCACCGAGAGCGTAAACATGGGTGCAACTACCGAACCCCGAGACGTTTTAATAGGTACGGTAGAATTTGATCCTAAGCAGGGCACACACCTTTGTAGGTCAAGGTTTGCTCGTTTTGTGGGTAATCCATCCGGCATGGTTTTACTTGACGAAATTACACGAGGTGGCCGGGACGCAAACAACATATTACTTCCACTGCTTGACCGCCAAGCGTACATTGCAATTGATGAGGAAGAAGGTGGTGCAATAGTTCGTCGAGGTGACAATATGTCCATTGTGGCCACTGCTAACATTGGTATGGAATACACTGGGACTGAAGCGCTAGACATTGCTTTGCAGCAACGATTTCAGGTGGTGATCGATTTGTATTTTCCACCCATCGAATGGGAATCAAAAGTGCTACAAGGTAGAACCGGAATTGACGCTACATCTGCAAATGTGTTGTGTACAATTGCCAACCAGCAACGAGTGCTGCAAGATGCTGGTGATTTTGTTGCTAATGTTTCAACCAGAATGTTATTAGAAGCGTCTGAATTAGTTGTCGATGGGTTTGATTTACTTACCGCTTGTCAGTATTCTATACTAAACAATTTTAGTAACGATGGTGATGAGGCAAGCGAGCGGTCAAGGATTTTGCAAATCATACAAAAACACGTAGGCTAAAATAGATAAACCTTTAAAGGGAGGATAAACACATGGCATGGAATTGGTTTGAACCTATCGATTGGGACGGGGACGGTAGCGATGATTATTACGATTCCTCTATGCACCAACTCGCAACCAACGACTCTATGATGCGCGGCTCCCGCTTATCTTCGATGTGGGGCCAATATTCGCCCTCGCAAGATCGGGAGACAGCAGAGGCAACCGCGCAGGATATGTTGCGCATTAGAAATGCGGTTCGTAGTTTGTTAAAAGTACATGGTTTGCCTACCGGCACTTCGATTGAACTAGCAACCATTGGTCAACAGGCTATGGGATGCTGTACCTTTAGGGACCAAGACAATAAAGAGCGCCCACTAATTTTATTAGATAAATCTATCTACGATTCTTGTGATGGAGAATATCAAAAAGCGTTAGATATTTATTGTGGAATCGGTTTACATGAGGCTAGCCATGCAAATCACACGCGACTACTTTTTGATCTTCAGGATTTAGCAAATAGCGAACGGAAAGAGGACTGGTGTCACGACGAGTTTACCCGCCCTTTCAATGTAGGCTTAGCCGGTCGTGTCGCAATTTTTGCTGGACTCTTTGAAGATGAGCGAATAGAAAATCTTATACGGAAAGAGTCCCCCGGTTTTGTCGCATACGTTCAAGCGGCAAAGCGCGCCATCTTTGAAACAAAATCTTTTGGGGAGGCGTTGGGTCTGTGGGACACGGCAAATGATATGGATCGTTTGACTATGCTTGCCTTTGCATTCATTCGATGCCCCCATGTCGTCAAGGACAAGCAGAAAACATTTTCCCTAATCGATGGCAAGGTACCGTGGGACGATTTTAGAACCATGTTTGCATCGGTCCCTGCTTCAGAGTCGCAAGTGGTAGTTGCAGCCCGAAAATTAGAGTGCTATTTTGATAAAGCACGGACCCTATACAGTGATGCAATTAAAGAGACTTTAGGCGAGACTGCGGAGACACGTAATGATGCGGAGGAAAATATAAAAAGTCTTTCGGAGGATGAGCAAGAACGTCTTAAAAGGTTGTTGGCTCAATTCGATGCCGATGCCGCCGATAAAGACTATCACCACCAATTGAATGAACTGCAAGATCAAGCAGAGGGCATTCATAAGGAAATTAGCGGCGATTCGAAAAGTCAAACACCGGAGCAAATTGCCGCCGCGATTAAAGATGACCAATTAAACGATAAAGATGACAGTAAAATTGAAAAGCTGAAAGCTAACGAGGAACTTGTTCACGAACTACGAAAGGGGCGATTTAGTTTACTCGATTTACAGGAAGCATTGCGCCAAGCGTCTACGGTTACGGATTGCCTTAATGTGGCGGAAACGCGGGAAGTCCATCGCAACGAGGAGCAGCGCATAACTTTTCTTGAAGATTGGGAATGGGGTGACATACTACCACGTAAAAATGTTGTAATACATCCTAAACCCGACCGTAGCAAATATAAGGTTTACAAAGATTCGGTAGCAGACGAGATACGCCGGATGCAAAACATTTTTCGGTTACGGTTAGGGACTCGGAAGCACCGCGAAACAGAACGTAAATCGGGGCGTATTCATCGACGCCGGTTAGCTCGCAGCAAATCTACAGATCGATTGTTTTATCGCAAGACGGAAAAACAAGATCAAGGGGTGGCCCTATGCTTACTTCTAGACGAATCGGGGAGTATGGGGCGTGCCGAGCGTTTGGGGATGCCGTCGAGTGACAGAGGCCGCAAGGCAGCCGCCACGTTGCAAATTGCCGTTCTAATGGCCGAAGCATTGAAAGGTGTTCCCGGTGTTGAGTTGGAAGTGTATTCGTACTCGAGTTGCGGTGCTTCCCACCAGGATAATCAAGTAAAATACCTGTACGGAAAATGCAATCCGGATGCCGCCAGTATTGCAAACTATACTGAGGACGGCATGGAAAATTATGATCACCTTGCAATTAAAACTGCGGTGAACTTATTCAAAACAAATACGGTAAACAAACATCGTATGATGATAGTTATTTCTGACGGCCAACCGTGGGGCAACAATTACGGCGGGGATGATGCCAACGAAGCGACTAAAAAGGAAGCGTTGGCAGCCGAGAAAGCAGGTGTCAAAATCTTCCACATAGCTATTGAGAATTTCAAAAATGATAAAATGTTTAAGCACTCGATTAAGTTTACCGACATACCTGAGTTGATGAACCAGATGCGCCGAATGATAACCCGACTGGTTACGGAGGCTACCGAATAACGTGCCACGAGGCGACCACGTATCGATTTGGTTTGCAAACGAAGATCGATGGTTGTTTGAAACCATCGAAGCGTTACAAGATAGTTTCTTAGACGCGGGATTGCCTATAAGTAAATCGCAACTTATGGTGGCAATCATAAAATGTGGGATTACAGAATATGCCAAGCAAACGAAAGATAAACTTTCGGAATAAAGATGAGTGGTTGGTTACGCTTATCGATGGTATTGTAAGCACCAAGAAAAAGTTGGGGTTTAAAACATCGTTTAGTTACGAGTTGGTACGATTAGCGAAGAAAGGTTTGATTGACAGCGCAGAGGGTGCGGCTATTGATCGAAAAGTGATAGATGATATTGCCAAAGGCTGATCTAAATGATTTTGTAGCGTTTGTTAAACGTGGGTTTGGCGTGTCGGCTACGCTTCACGATTCCCCAATGCAATCGGAATACGCTCGATTTATGTTAGGGGGCAGATTGTTTATTGTGTCGGCCTATGATGGCTCTGAAAACTTGTTAGAAATTTTGAGTGGTGACAAAAACGGTTTACAGGAACTTGGGAAAACTTGGATGGCCTACATCTACGACACCGAAAAAGAAGATGACGATATAGAACTTTGAAAGGCCGGAGCGTTAAACATGAAATCGAAACATATGGGGAATAACCCAGAAGATATGCAAGACATGATCGATGAGTGGAAGGACATTCAACGGCGCAAATTTCAGGTTGAAGAAGCAGAAAGTCGATTAACACAAAAATTGGAATCGTATGTTGGAGATCAATTAGCGCCTTCGTTTATTTTCACCGGCATCACTTCGGAGTTGGTACTTAAACCAAGATTAAATGTGACGTATAAAAAAGAGCGAGGTGAAATTCATCCGCTAGAGAAACTACAAACAGAATTTCCCGATCTTGCATCGATGGTCCGTGCCAGCTATAGTGAATCCGGTTCAAAGATAAAACTTTTGCTTTTAAAGTACCACGAACCCAACCACGGCAATCTCTCAGCTAAGAACACCGCGTTAGCAGAAGAATTGATACAGCACCGAAAAGTTAAAAAAGGTAAGCCTACCATCAGTATTCAGGATGCAAAAAATGACCCCCCAAGTATTTAGCGATGTTGAGCGCAGGTTAGATGGTTATTGCGTGATGGTGGAAAATCTTTCGGGTTGGAATATTGCACCTGCCCACACGCCGACCGAGTACGTATTCCGTACGTTTGATGATGCTCTAGATTATGGCGACCAAGCGGTGGGTGACCACATCGGATGGAAAATCATTCCGTTTTTCGTAGGCCGGCGGCACGAAGAAAAAAACTTTGGGAATTTTAAGTTTTGCCCTTAAAACACGGTGTTTTTGGGGTGTTTTCGGACTAACTAAATTAAAGATGGGGTTGCAACCTAGCCGATATAAGCTAAGATGGTGGAGTATCTGACCTATGACTTTTGGAGGACAAACCTATGGACTACTTACAAATTGCCGACATGCTGAACAAACATCCGAAAGCAGTGCGCCAAGCGGTCGCATACCTTGAGGCTCGCGACACGGTTTTTAATTACAGCGAGACCTCTAGTGGACGGAAGATCTTTTCTTCGGACTGCATCGAGAAAATCATTTGTGGATTCGGACTGAACCCCGACGACTACGCAGGGAAGGGCTAAGCTAAACGATTTGTACCTTTTGTAAATCTTTTTGTTGGAGGACAGAAACATGATAAACCAAAAACAGTTTATAGATTACGATGCAATCCCGTTAGCCGTTGAGCGTGTGAATGAAATGCGCGCTTGGGTAAATCGGATTGCGCCTTATGTTAGCGAAGCTATCTTCGGCGCACGACGATTGAAAAGCGACGACCTTGATAAACGAACCCGCGACCGCTTTGAAGAAATTTTGGGTGGGCGAGATTCGGCAGGTGTGTTTAAAAAACCTAGACACGTTTCGGCGCATATCAACACCAGCTATGGTACGGTGTATTTGGAAGTCCGAACGTCTTTTCCGCTTCGCGAGGATCGGGCCGGGATAAAGTATTCTGAAATCACGATTCCGTTAAAGTGTGGTGAAGGGAAGTCGATAGCGACTTTCAATATGCACGATCCGCGCAAAGTTGCGGCGGGTATCAAGCACTACGACGAACTGTACCAAGCCGCTAGGCAAGCGGAAGATACCGCCGATAAAAAGGCTAACGATTACAGCGCGTTTGCGCTTCGATAAAAGGAGGCATTAAATATGAAATGTTGCATCTGCAATTCTGAAATTGAAAAACAACAATCGTCAGATGGGCGCGTGTTTTGGGACAAGGGACACAACCCCGCGCCGGTTATGACGGGAGAGGACGACCGGTGTTGCGGCGATTGTAATTGTGCGATCATCATTCCCGCACGTTTGACAGAAATGGGATTCCCACAATTTCAATCCGCGAGAAAATAAAACCTTCGTGAACCCCCCGTCCCGTTTTTGTCCTCCTTCTAGGGGCGGGGGGTGTTACGAGACAAAAAGAAGGAAATAAACTATGGCAAAAGAAAAAACAAGTATCGCGCTTGAAATCTTCGACGTACTTGAAGCCAGTCCGGTGGGCGAAATAATTGTGCGCGGAGAAACTGTAAAATCGGTAGCTGCGATTGAAAACGAATTGAAGAAGCGCGGTCTACCAGTCGGTGGGTATCTCGCACGAATGATTGACGAAGGGACCGAAGCGGAAGGGGTGATTCTTACAAAATGCTGCCCCACGTGTTTCGGTCCTCGACCCTAACCACAAGGAAAAACAGAATGGTAAAACACCCAAAAGAAATTATCGCAGATGCCGTAGCCTACGACACGCAAAAAGCAAACCTAGAAAGGAACCTAACGATCAAGATTGCGAGAATGTCGCAACAGGTCAATTCGATGTTGCCGAAGCTAGAGGACTTCGATAATGCCAGCGACTACGTGGAAGACTTAAACTGTGTTACGACCGGCGAACTATCGGAACTCGTTTGTGCTATGCAAGATTTAGCTATGGACGCTACCGATGCAATAGACGCTTTAGAGGCAAAGCAAACTCCGTTTGTTCGCAAAGCAGCACAGAACCTCGATGACTGGAAAGAAGCGCGGGAAGCGGGAGAAGTCGATTTGAGAACGGCACTTGATATTGGGCTAGGCAATAGCTAAGAAGTAAAAGAAATGAGAGTATCTTAGAAAGGATAAACACATGGAAGGTAATATCGTTTCACCAGAGGCAAGGCTATGGCGGGGAAAAACGGATACGTGGGTGACAGTCAAATTGTTAATGGCAATGACTCACGATGAGTGGGAGCAATTCGCGCAGATAAAGTATCCCGGCTACAGAGTGTTAGAACTTACCAAAACCGAAACTATACACGAGGATAAAAACTATGGTTGTTAAGAAACCTAAACCGCAGCATTTCTACATCGATACGAATTTAGGGGAGGGCACTGCTACGAAGCAGGACGCCGGCGAGGTATGGTACATCTCGTTACCACATCAGGTTTTTACCTTTCTAGGTTCATTACCAGAGGTACGGGCAGAAATCGTGCGTAGGGTAAAATCGCACAACGAAAATGCAGATTCGGACCAGCCTATCTACTCGCGCATTTTTGGTCGCGGTGTTCCTAATCGCAACGCATTTAAAGTAGGTGGGTAACCATGCAAAATCATCCCGATGAATCGATACCGTGGGTTATCAGGCAGGGTCCACACGCTGAGTGGGGCGGGGCGTCGATCTGCTGGACTCTACATATGCTCGAGAGTTTTAAAAAGGTAGCCGCAGAACACGCCAAAGGCGATTCACCGAAAGAGCCTTTTCTATTTGAGGGCAACGAATATCTGCCCGGTTACACCAAGCACCTAATCCAATTCCTTGAAAGTAGGTTGCAATGATACATTGGCAAAAAGTTTTGAAGCCGATTCGAGACGCGGGGAAAGAGGGTATATCCCGAAAAGACATTGCAGCTAAAACAGGTACGGAAGAAGGCGACTCGGAGTTAGAAATCACGCTTGACTATTTGCGATCTAACGGCAAGATTAGGGCAGCGCTTGGACCCACTGAGCAGGGCGGTGTGAGTTTGGTATATCAGATATCAGTACCACGGCGCAGCCGGCGAGAGGACATAAAACACGACCCAGAAGTAGACGAATTATTTGATCCACCCGAGAAGACAGAGACAGTAAATCAACCCGAAACCCCCCAAGAGAATGTGTCCCCTTCTCATCGCCTACTGAATAACGACGACACCGAAGGTAGCCCCCGCGACACCAACGACTTAAAAAAAGAACCTCTATAGGCAACCTTGCGAAAACGTGCGAATCCCATAGGGCTGTTAGTGCAGACGTCTGCACAAGTCATTTCCAGTCGGTATCAAGTCGGGGAAAACCATCGCGGGGGGAATCTAAAAAACCTTATCTACTCTATAGGAACTATCCGTGCGTCTTTCGTTTGACACGGTATCCCCGAAGGCATCCCCAGAGAAAAAACCATCTAGCCGGCACTCAGAAACTCTATCTGAATCCATATCTAAACGCTGCCGTTTTCATCTCTAAACGCTGCAAAGATGGTACGAGCATATAAGCCAAAAATGTGCCATTTTGATACACTTTTTTGAGGCGGCTTTTTTCGACTTTTTTCGACTTTTTCATCCCGCTCAAATCGATTTTTCGAGTTGCCAAATCGAGTTCTCGAG